GCTTTTTAGCAATTGCTTTTTGTAATCCTGCTGGTAACTTTTTTTGTTTTGCAGTAAGCTCTTCATTGGTACGTGGATCGCCTTTCATGTCTTTTCGAACTCTGTCCCAGATGTAAGCATAACGTTGGCCATGTGTTTTAATGAATTCTGCTTTGCTCATATGTTCAGCATCTTCTTCCATTTCAAGTTTCATGTTTCCAACACCGCCTTCTTTAACTTTTTTGCCCATTGCTTTTTTAATAGCCTTGTCTTTGGCCGCCATATAATCATCAGAGTCAATATCACCATCTTTATCATGATCTTTTTTCTTGGCTTCAATCATTTTGTCAACTGCTTCTGCTAATAATAAATGTTTCATATACTTTGCATTTGTTGAATATGCATTAAAAGGCATTGATGACTCAAGCTCTTGTAATTTTGTTTTGAGATCTTTTTTGACATCATACAATTTTTTAATGTCAATAGTGTCGTACACTTTGAAACCATATAGGGTATCAAGTGTTTCATTGATTTTTGCTAATTTTTCACTAGCGGGTTTTTCAAACTCTGATATATTCATAATGTTTCTACCTTACTTACTTTATTTATACTTTTCTTTATTTTATTCAGTATTTTTTTTAAACAGATCTGTAATTTTAGCCTTGCATTCTAGTGCTAGATCGCGATTTTTTTCAAATTCCAACTGATTTTTTGCTTCTTTTGATTGCTCATCACGTTTTTTAGCGTCAAAATACATTTTTTTGTAGTGTGATGCTGTGTTTGAATACTGTACATATTGATTGTATATTTCATGTAGTTCAATCATCTTAGGATCAGTATATAACAGTTCATCGTTTAGATAATTTACCAAACAAAACGACATTTCGTATAATTTTATGTCTTTTGATACTACTTCATTTGTTTCTAAATTAATAACGTCATACAGATATCTTTTTCTAAAAGGTTTTATTTTGATCAAATAATGACCAACCTTTACACCGTGGTCTGTTTTTTCGGTTGTTAGTGCTTTTTTAAACTGTGAGTTAGCAACACCTACCTGCACTATTTCTTTAAAAACAGTGCCATCTAGTCTGTCAAGACTTTTAACAAGTGATTTAGCATCATCTAGATTTTTTTCTTGTTTTTTCTTTGTTTCGTTTTTGGATAAAATTTCTATTTTCTTCTCAACTATTGAAAAAAATTCTTTGCTTTTTTTTACAGGTTCGCCCCAAGTGTTTACTAACTTCCAAAATCTAAGGTGTTCTGTTAGATCGCGAGCTGTCATGCCATCTATTAATTCTTCAACATGACTGTTGACTTCGTATCTTTGTTTTCTTTTTTGTCTAAACATATATTATTTTTTGTTTTTTGCAATTATATCTGCAAACTGTACTATTTTAGCAAATTCTGGATCTTTTTGCAACTTTTTTATTGATCCTGAAATTTCTTTATCAACATTTTTCATCATGTCTTTTGCTTGATCTTTTGCTTGGTTTGTTGATGTCTGTTGAGTTGCTTGTGTTCCTTGAGTTTTTTCTGTACCTGTGGTTGTTTTTGGTGCAACAGCAGTATTGCCTTTGATATTTCCTGCTGACGCTGTATTTTTTGCTACAGTTTTGCTTGTATATTCATCTAGTAAACCTTGTGTAGCATCATCTAGTTGTTCATATTTAGAAAGTAATATTTCTTTTGCACTTTCTGGATCTTGTTCATCAACTGCTTTGGCTAAGTTCATGTAATCTTTAAGACCTAGTGGTTCTGTAAGTGATTTTACTATACTTGTAGGCATATGAACTAGTTTACTAACTTGATTAGTAAATGCTTTTGGATCATCTATAGTGTTTAGTATGTCGTCTTTTAGGCTCATGATAATATTTACCTTCTTCTCAGTGCTTTGTTCATTTGTTGTACACGTCTTGATGCTGGATTAAACTTTTTTGTACGCAGTGCTTTTCTTGTGATTCTAGCACCCATACGTGATCTTGTTTTTTTAAGTGTAAATCTTTTTTTAATATCTAATGGAGCAGAACATACACTGGGGTTTGCTACTATTCTGCCTTTTTTTCTACCAAAAGTACAACGATATTTTTTAACCACCTTGTTTCCTTTGCGGCCAAAAATCAATCTTGATTCTAATATACCAATCGTGTTATCAATTTCAGCAATGATCATTTTTATCCTGCTCTGTATACGATTGTGAATAGTGTGGTTAATAGTGTAATGAATAGTGTACCCATAGACCAAATAATAATTCTTTCAATTTTAGTAAACTGTCTATCTGTGTGTTCTTCCATTTTATCCATACGTAGATCAACTTTGTCAAATCTTTTTTGTATTTCTTCATGCCTTTCATGTGATACAACCACATGTGTTTCTAAACTTTGTGTTTCTAAACTTGCTAAACTGGTGTGTGTTTTTTTGTTTGGTTGATTATCCATGTTATAGTGTCTCCGATTGACTAAATTCTAAATTTATTGCTCCAGTTGTATTTATAGTTCCGCCATTTAATACAACACCATCCATTGATTCAATTAATTTACCTAAAGGATTACCATTTTTAGCAAAAACATCAGGATGTTCTACTGCAAATTTAAATATCCAACCGCCGCCTGTTAGTGTCGGAGCTCCGTTGGTATTTAGATCAGCAACCTGAACAGGATCATTTGAAATAATTACCTGTGAAAACATTGCAATCATTTGTACAAGAGAATCAAAATCTTTTTGTGTAGCATCTTGATAATTACCGGTTTGTGTAATATCAATTGATGTGTACATGATATAAAACTGTAGATTGCTACTGATAAACTCGCCACCTCTTGCCGCTCCGTTTATTCTAACTGCCATTATTTTCTTTTCCTTGCTCTTAGATCTAAATTTTTAACTTTATCGGCATAAGACGGTCCTTTGCCTCTGCCCAGTTTGTAACCAATGTACGCACCAGCCAATGCCGCACCTACTGCCATTGCTTTTGATGGCTGTACTTGCTCCCCGTCTGCATAATCTCTTTCACGTGATAGTTGTTGTAGTGTAGACATCAGCGATGATTTAGATGTATTGGTTCTAAAGTAATTGTATAAACTTGAAACTAATGTTCTTTTTTCTCTTGTTTTTAGATTTTCCCAATCACCTGCTAAACGTTTCATAGATTTTAATTTACTGTCATTTATAAACAACATTGACTGTAATTGTTGAAGCATTCTTTTTTCTGCATCTGCATTTGCACCAGATGATTCAATGTGATTTAAAAATGCTTTTATCTGTGTCATATTAGGACGCATTCTTTTTAATAGTATTTCACTGTTTTTTTCATCTTCAAACTGTGTAATTGATCCTTTGCCAAACAGTGCATGTATCATTGAGTATAGGTCTGTACCATTTGATCTAAAATAATCAAAGTTACCATAACTTGCTGTTCTACCTGCATACGCACTTGCTACAGAAGAATACTTAAATTCTCTATTCAATACTTGTAATGCAATCATATGGGCAAAAACATTATCTGCCATATCACGTGCTGAATAGTTTGATAACCCATGACGTGATCTAAACATTCTTGCTTCTGTCATTAAATCATTTACAAAATCTAGTTCTATTTTTTCACTTTTCATAAAATTCTTTCTACTAAAATCTAATCTATCCACAACTTTTACTGCATTACCAATATGATCAACAGCAACAAATCCTTCTGGATCTCGTACTTTTAGTTCTCCATCTACTTCTTCAAAACTATCAATTGCTTTGATATTTGATAGTTTTTTATATAATATGTCTTTTATAGCACCTAGTTTAAGCCACAGTGCATAAAAATTCATCATATTATTCTTATTTGTATTTAAGTAATTTACACCAATCTGCAGAGCATTTAAACGTCTTTGACCTGCAGGGCCTTCTCTACCTGTTTTTAGTTGAGCAATTTTTTCTTCTGCTCTGCGATTATAATCAGCAAGAAACTGATTAAAAAACTTTTCTGGATCCTGTTGAATTGCATTTTGTTTAATATTTGTATTCATGTTTGCCGCAATGTTGATTTTTAGATCATTACCAGCTTCTGAGCCATCTAAAAATTCAAACGCATTACCTATTGAATTTAGATGTTGTTGTGCATCAGCAATGGCTTTTTCAACTGCTGTTGATTCTTTTGCTGTCATTGTTGCCATACCTGAAAAATCTTTTATGTAAGCATCATCATACCACACATCTGGAGAATCATTTAATCCAGATAGATCAACTTTAAATGATGCAGACATACTATCTAAACTTTCGCCTTCGTAGGATGTATGAAATACTATACCAACTTTTGCTTGTTGTATTTTTTTGCCTAACTCTGAATCTGTTGGCACTGCGTATGTAATTGTGTTTGGTTTAAATGTTATGTAAGACTTACCTTCAAATCCTCTAGTTTTTAAATCACCTTGCGTAAACATTAGGTCACCTTGAAGTACACCTTTGATGTTTAACTTTGATAAATGTGTTAGTGCTAGATTGAGTTTGTCACGCAATGGACCTTTGTCTTGATCGCCAACATCTGCATGATTGGCTTCAATGTCTTTGGGTGATTTATTTAATTTTGGGTTTTTTGCAAACACGCCTTTTGTGCCTACAAAGAATTTACCATCACTGGGATCTGTTCCACAAATAACAGCAGGAGATCCGTCCCACTTTGTGGTAATGTTAAATCTTTTAGGTGAATGACCTTTTACAATTGTTGATAAATTTTTTAAAAAACGTATGGCTTCAACAGCACCTTTTTTGCCTTTAAATAACGACAAATCTTCAAGATGGGTTAGATGTGTATTGACGTTTTCGTTGATTATGTTAAGTTCTGTCAGTTTCATTGACGCTGTTTAACCTTCTGATTCCACGCTCAAACTTTGCAGGGTCTGAGCCTTTAATGCTGTTGATTAGTCTTCTAGATAAGTCACCAGCAGTGTTTTCATCATATGATTCATACAGCATGTCAATTAGATTGAGAGCAGATGATATAACGTGACTAGCACGTGATTCAATCAGTGCTTCTCTGTTGCTTTGAGGTACTGACTGACTGATTTCTTCTAGTATAGATTTTGTGTGTCTTTTCATAACATTAACTCTCTACATTTTCTATACAATTATTTATACAAAAAAGAAGCCTATAATCACTCATGTTATAAATCACCTTCGCTAGAATACTGATGTCTTTTACTTTTTAATATACTGCGTAGGTTTGCTACTTGCTCAACCTTTTCAGCCACCTGTGCGCCTTGGTTTTCAGGGGTTTTTGGGGTGATTATACTGGTTCTTTTCTTAATAGTACTTGCTACGTTGGCTGTGGTCATGTTGTCATCTTCAGCCATTTGTTCTTCTGTTAGATCTGTGATTCTTAAGGTATCTATATTAAATGCCAAGTTAATTTTAGTTCCAACACCACCGCTTGATCTTGTTTTCATAAGTTGAATTAAATACCTACCACGCTCACGCATGGCTCTGCTTGTTTGAATACCAATTACGTTGTCTGCTGTTTGAATCTTTGATAAACCACCAGCAATATGCGAATGATCAAATTCTGTTTCTTCAACACTAGCTCTGTTTAACTGAGATGCTGTGGCCAGTACAATCTGTTGTTCAACTGCTAGATTACGCAGTTCTTCAGATACATATTTGTCTTTGATAAACAAATCACTTGGAGAAACTCTTTTTGATATTGGCATCAACAAGTCCAAATAGTCAACACAAATACAATCTGGTTTAACACCTGTTTGCACTTCATACTCTTTCAAATAACTACGCAGGTCATTTACTGTTGCACCACTGCTGATGTATTTCAATTGGAACTTACCAGACTTTTGTCCTTGCATTCTAACCATTAAATCAATATCATCAATTTTCTTAAATATTTCGTTTGCGGCAACACCAGTTGACATAGAGTCAACTCTCATAGAACTTAATTCTTCACTCAATTCAAAAGTAAAGTAAATCACATTCATACCAACGTTAGCCCAGTTGAGTGCAATGTTTTGTAAAAACAAACTTTTACCTGCACCAGACTGTCCTGCAAAAATATTCAATTCACCTTTGTTAAATCCACCATACAATTTATGATCTAGTGCTGTCCAACCTGTGCTTACTGTACCGTTGTTATCTTTGAGTGATAACAGTCTTGCTTTAGGATCTAAAAAATAATCTGTACCTAGATCTTTTGTGAGTCCAATTCTCACTGCATTTTTGATCTTGTCTTCTACTTGACCATAATCGCCTTTTTCTAACAAATCTGCTGATTGAATAATTGCAAGTTCTAGTGCTTTGTGTCTGCAAAAAGTTTCAAACTCATCAAAGAACCAATTTTTATGTCTTTCATCAATATCAACTTTTTTAAGTTCAACTCCACAGGTTGCTTGTATCTGTTCTATA